AAAAGCGTTGGCAGTCAGAACCGTCTAGTTTCTCGATCGCTGACACTTACCACGCGTCGATCCACGGCGGGACCGAATTAGAGTGGCTTGAGGTCGATTGCTGTCTTTCGTCAAGGTAATACTCGGCCTAGAGACCCATCTCCTCCGAAAGAGATGAGGGTTCCACCCAGAGCCAGTCATTTTATAGAAGTGAAAACGCTGAAAAATAAAAAGGGGTCGCGAGATAAAATCTCGCAACCCCTTGAATTATATGGTCGGGACGGAGTGATTCGAACACTCGACCCCTAGCACCCCATGTTGGGGGCTGTAGCGGCCTAACCTATTGTTTTCAAAAGAATATAGCCCCTTCCAGCGGTGGCAAAAAACCCGATTTTTTGTGTTCATGCAAACGAAAATACGCGGCCTCCAGAGGAGGTTTTGCGCAAAATCTCCCCAGCATTCTGTCGACCGCTACCCTTCCCCTATGCCCACAACTTCCCCGACTGCTACGCTGAATTCTCACAGAGGATTCGCAATGCCCAACTCAGACCTGCTCCCTTCCCTGCTGTTCAAGATCAATGAAAATCAGCTCGCCCTCGAAGCCGCCATCCTGGAGCTTTCAAACTGGGTCGAGCAGCGCGGTGCGGCCGACGTCGCCGACAACGTGCGTGGCGCCCTGGACACCATCGATAAGAACGAAGAATTTATCAAGCTGACGCTCGCGGTGCTGATGACGCCGGAGTGACGGCAATCGACCTGCCCTTCGCCATCGGCAACATTCGGCCATAGTCGTCAGGCATCGGGATGCGATATCGCAGAAACCACACTAGGAGAAGTATGTGATTGCATATCGTTATCTTTTTGCACTTTCCGTCTTGCTCTTCACTTCCAACGGACAGGTCTTTGCGCAGTCGAGCGCCGAATCTCGAATGGATAAACTTGAGGAAACCGTTCGAATCTTGGAGCGCCGTGTGGCCACACTTGAAGATCAACTACGCCAGCGAAATGCTGCGCCCTCCATTTCACCAGACAAGGTTAACTGGCGAAGGCTTCAAAAGGGGCTATCGGAGGCAGAGGTGGAAAGGTTGCTCGGTAGCCCTACGAAAGTAGATGCGTTCGGCACCTTTACGATTTGGCACTACGGCGATTCGGACAGCGGGCGGGTGCATTTTGATGCCAAGAGCCGCACTGTCACCGAATGGCACGAACCGTGACGAGAATCGCAGAGGCATACCCCCTCATGGCCGGTTCAGGCCACCTGCGAGCGGCTGAAATGAGCCGGCTGCATCCATGCAAGTGGATAGACGCGACATTTAATTATGACGTCGACACGGGGTTGAGCGGGGATTCCGACCACTGAATCCTAGGATCCAGCCTCAGGAATTCCCCGCGGCCCTCCGCCATTCCCCAATAAATTGGCCCAAGAATTGGCCCAGCCCTCTTTGGCGTTCTGCCACTCGAAATCCCCAAATCAAAGTCGCCTCGTCGCAATACCCTCGCGAAAATCCGAAGCCTCGTTTACTGTATATCCAAACAGTATCCGTAAGGCGCAACCGTGGACCCCTACGAAATCGAAGACACCAGCGACTGGCTCGACAGTCCGACCAGGCTGGAAACCGTCAAGCATTACGCCCATATGCTCGAGGTGGACATCGAGGAGTTGAGGCGGCAGCTGCAAGCTGCGAAGGAAAACATTTCCACCCTTGTCGAAATGAACGACCAGCTGTCAGCCGAACTCCAAAAGAAGCGGGTATGGATGGCGAACCTCGAAGCGGAAACGACTGAGCAATTGCGTGAGCTCAGCAGCCTTAGACTGGTCCAGTCCCAAAATGAAACGCTGCGCCGGCAATTGCAGGCGGAGCTGGATAAGCGTGCCCCATAAAATCCGGACGGCTAACGCCCGAGCCCGTCATAAGCCTGCTCGCAAGTCAGTCCCCGGGCTCGGGCTTGGTCAGCAATCGCAGCCAAGTCACCCGCTCGCTGGTCAACGCGCTTGAGCACGTCGGCAAGCACCACTGTGGCGCGGGCAGCTGCCTTGCTTGCGGCGGCAGTGCAGGAATTGCCGCTGGCTTCACTGGCTGTGAGCTGAGCGGCAAGGGCGTCTGCTGCCCCGCGCAGGCTGTCAGCAGAAGCGCGAGCGGCGGTAGCATCAGCCGTCGCTTGATCGATAATGCGCCGGCCATCTTGTACCGCCTTGTTGATTGATTGATGGTAGGCCTGCTCTTTGGTGCGTGCAGCTGCCTCATTGAGCGCCCTCGCCTTTACGTCCCGAGTGTCGCGGTTGTTCCACTCGGACTGCCACTTTTCGTCCGTGACGGTCACGCCGTGGTGATAGGCGCCAAACAGCACGGCCGCCGCCACGAGCACGGCAGCTATATAAGGAAGAACCCTCATCCAGATCGACGTCATGCCAGCACCTTCAACGCGGTGCTGTAGAACGCTTGGCGCTCGGCCAAGCCATTCGTGCCGCCGTTGATGCGCCGGGTTATGCCTATGAAGTCGCCGGCATCGGACAGAGCGTTGAGGTTGCGCGAATTCCAGAACCACGCTGCAGACTTCGCTGCCCACTCGGCCCGCTCGATCAGTTCAGGCGTGCGGAGCAATCGGTCATCGCCGAACAGCGCCTTGCTGCAGGCCAGATAATTGTCGCGCCCAGTAATCTGGATCAGGCCGCGCCCGCGGTACTTCTGCCCGTCGCCATCAGCCTCGGGTGTGTTGCCCAACCGCTTGGCCAGCGGGCCGGTGTCGTACTTGCTCAGATATTGGTCACCGCCGAGCTCCCGCACGTAACGGAACTGACCCGACTCATGACCAACCTGGGCGATGAAAGCGGCCATGCGCGACCGGGTGTTGATCTGGTACCGGTCCATGGCCAGGTTCAGCGCAGACGCAAAAACGCCGGCTTGTTTGCCGGCGTTCGGGAGAATCTGCAGCAGTTGCTGCTGAGTGATCGGCATACTTCTCTCCAGGCGAAAAAAATTCCGCAACGAGGCGGGCTTCAACTATTAAAGATTAAGGGCAGTTATTAAGTGAGCTCCTCAAGCCCGCCCGCCCAAACCGCTGCCAAGCCATCCACTGATAAAGCTTTACGGAACTACCTTCAGCAGTTTTTATGCAGTATTTCCCCCATCGACGGATTGCTGATTGATTTCAACACCTGTACGAATCCCCAGTAACTATTCTTGCCTTCTTAATAGTAGCCTTCTGCCTGCAATGAGTTTCCAGTACTCTGCGTGCGAGCCTATGGGCTGTGATTGCGCCAATTTCGGCGCGTTTATGATCTGGGGGGACGAGATGTCATTCAGCATTACTAGCATTGGGATTTCAGCTGACGGGCGCTTGCTTGTAGCTTTGAGGAAAGCATCCACCGGTACCGCTACTCAGATATGGATTTCCCCAGGCACACCTATCTCCGCCCTAACAATTGCCGAGATAGAGACCCTTGCCAAGGAAGAGGCGGCAAAGGAGCATGCCTATTAGCGTTGAGATTTTTGTTTGGTGCAGAAAGAACGCTGGCATGACCCTGGCTAGCGCTGCCTGTGCACTTGGTTAGCGGGTAGCCATCCATGGCAAGGTTCAGCGCAGGCGCAAAAACGCGGGCTTGTTTGCCGGCGATCGGGAGGATCTACAGCAGTTGCTGCTGGGTAATGGGCATGGGCGCCGCCACAGGAAATATCCCGCGATTCCACTGCCTTCGGTAGAATGCGGGATCGCACCAATATGAATAAATTTAAGTTTGGATAAAAATGAGCAAACAACCCGTTGCGGCGGATAGAATTTACTCACTTGACGTACTACGTGGAGTGGCCGCACTGTCGGTCGTATTCTGGCACTGGCAACACTTTTTTTATGTGGGTGGCCAACCACATAACTTCACAATTTGGAAGCAACCAGTATTCAGTGCGCTTTCATTTTTCTATATGCATGGCTCGCTTGCTGTTGAGCTTTTCTTTTGCATATCCGGCTTTGTGTTTACCTGGCTTTTCTCTAAACAAATTGCTGCCCGCACCATTACACCATCTCGTTTTTTCATTGACCGAGTTAGTCGACTGTACCCACTTCATATAGCAACGTTCTTAATGGTGGCATTGCTCCAGTATCTGTTCACTCGTCATCATGACTCGTTTTTTGTGTACCAAACGAATGACCTCTATCATGCCGTCCTGAACCTCTTCCTGATGCCTGCTTGGGGCTTTGAGAAGGGCTGGTCATTCAACGCGCCGGTCTGGTCCGTGTCGGTAGAAGCCCTGCTTTATGGCGCCTTCTTCGTTGTCTGCTTGACCCGCAACCTGCGCTACCTACTGATCCCTTGCCTGATAGCCCTGGGGGCTTACATTTATCCGAGCCAGTACAAACTTGGTAGCGGCATATTCACATTTTTTTGCGGAGGTGCTGCCTATTTCGTTCTGGACTACATGGCCAGGTACGTCAGCATGAAATCTATTGCCTTCACTGCACTGGTGTTCACGATAGCAGCTTGGGCGTATATTTGGCAGTCACCAACTATGAACATCTATTTCCTTATGGGGATAGCCTACCCGCTATCGGTTATGACGTTCGCCGCAATAGGATTCGAATATACAAACTTTATGAAGCCCTTCGCGGCTATTGGCGATATCAGCTATTCGTCATATCTGCTGCACTTCCCTCTGCAACTATGCTTTGCAATGACAGTTGACCATCTAGGTTATGACCGAGACATTTTTTATAATTCTTGGATGCTCGCATTATTTATGGCGATTTTGATCGCGTTGAGTTTTGCGAGTCACCGGCTGTTTGAAGTTCCTGCGCAGCGCGCCATTCGTTCGGCGTTTCGAAAGCGCTCAGAAATGAAGGGACTCCCCGTGCAGTAATTCGGATCAGGGCTGCGTCGGCCAGACCGGACTGTCTTGAGTGAGGTCGACGCGATTCACGGCGACCCGGTACTGCTTCCACTTCTTGAGCAGCGCAACCTCATCAGACGTCGCGTTCTCCAGATCAACCGCATCCTGCAATGGAGCGATGGCCAGAGTCGCCTGTGCCAATAGTGCATCTCGCTTGGCGGCGTTGGTAGCGAGGACTTCCTCGGGTGTTGGCGGTATTGGCGCAGGAGGCTCCGGCGCAACGAACTCACCATTGCCGTAAGTCCAGCCGATCTGCGCGATATTAGACTGGATAGCGGCAAGCCCTTCCGAGGGCGCCCATTCAGTCTCGCCATCCCACAAAATTACATTCTCCACGAGCCCGGTTTCTTCGTTTATGACTGCGTAATTCATATTGATCACCATTCAAAAATAACAATACCTGGAGCACCCACACCACCACCGCCGCCATTTGATCCGCCAGCGCCAGAGCCGTAACTTCCACCACCGCCACCACCGCCACCGCCGAAACCAACAGCTGGCGCCCCAGATACGCCCGAGGCTCCTGAGCGACCGGAACCGCCGCCGCCGCCGAATGGAGACGAAGCCCCTGCACCACCGCTACCAACTCCAATTGAGAGCGCAGCAGCACCATCAGACCCACTACTGCCCGAAGGATAGCCAGTGCTTGTGATCCCGCCTGCGGGAGTCCCTGCGCCAGTCCAGCTAAGGCCGCCCGCGCTGGATTGTGCACCGGAAAGAGTGACAAGCGAGCCGATGACACTATTACCGCCCGCACCACCGCTCCCTCCTGGCGTTGCAGGGAGGCCTTGCGTTCCTGCAGTGCCACCAGCGCCAATTGTAATTGCGATGATCTGTCCCGGCGTTACAGTGAACGGGGACCTAATAATAGATTGACCAGCAGATCCACCAGCGCCACCAGCGCCTGTCCCCGCACTATTGGTGGCCCCTCCTCCGCCACCGCCACCGGAACCGCCAGCGCAACCGGAAGCCCAAATACGCGTAACCCCCGCAGGCACGGTAAAGCTGCCGCTCGCAGTAAAGCGGGCGATGTTCTTCACCCCTAGCAGGGCGTCGAGCAGGTCTTGATCGCGGCCTTTGACAGGCGTGATACCGGCCGCCACCAGAACCCTCATAAGGTTTTCTTGAATGTCATTCAGCCAATCGTCCGTCACGACCGTGGCTTGCACCCCTCCAGCGGGGTCACCCTCTGTGAACTTTTTATCTACCGTGGCCCCTGGGCCGTCGATACGATGCATGCTTATTCTCCGTAGTGGATGATCAAGGCGCAGTCATGGCCTGCAGGCGCTCGTTGCTGAGCCGTTTCGGTGAGTAGGTGATCTGGCGGATGTAGCAGTTGGTTATTCCCCCGGCTGCATAACTGCCGAGCAACATTGATGATGGTGTAGGTAGGGCCCCAGAAGCATCAGCACCTGTCAAAGCTCCATTTACAGCGCAGGCGAAGTCATTCGTGGAATAGGCATAAGCAACCTTTTGCCATTGAGCACCTAGTGCTGCTTGCAAACCTGCCTGACCAACGCCACCAACAACAGTGCCGCCACCTGTGCCAGGTAATCCCACGGGGGCCACGGCTACATAGTTGCGATCAGCAAGAGTACCTATTTGAGCAATGGTAGATCCGGACGTACCAAGGTTCGTCGCCTCTGCATAGAGGGTGCCGCGTGCGGGGCTGAACCACGGCGTCAGCGTGTTCACCGCGGCAACATCGGCAGCTCGAGTTACAGCGGCAGAGGTGGTGGGGATATAGCTGGATAGCTGACCACCTTCGAGTTGGGCACCCCACATATAAAGCCCAGATACGCCATCTCCGGTGTACGAAGCGTACCTTCCCGCGGTAGGAGAAATTTGCATCATGAATGTTGCCACGGTCGAGGCCGAAATCCCCGCAACGGCTGATATAGAGCAACGGTACCAACCGCCACCTAGGTTGGTTATTGCAGCAACAGCCCCGCCAGACACAACAGAAACAGTCCCGCTCGACAAATCAAAATTTGCGGTAGGTAGCGTAGGGAATGCTGCACTGCCCACAGTTATTTGCAATACAGAGCGCGATCCTGCCTTTGCAAACATGCTGATTGCGTAAGTATCCCCCGCCACGAACGTAGCTGGCATCTGTACGTGGTGATTGTTTAACGTCACCGACTCTACGACCATATCGCCAGATAACGAGCCGTCCGGTGACGTTATCGCGTCAGCACTTACTGTCGAACCTACTTTTCCCCAAGCCGCGTTATCAAGCTGCGCGCTGTAATTGAGCAGGTTGGTACTCGCCCCCTCGATCAGCAGCCCAAGCGGCGCCTTGGTGACCGGGTGGTGATCAAACCGAGGCCCATTGATGGCGGCCATCTGCAGCACCCCAGCCGCATCAAAGTAGGTGCCCGTGCTGCTACGCGTGAACGTGATTAGGCCAGCGAAAGTCGTGTTATTCGCGCCTGACCGATAGGTGTCCAGCACGAAGTTGAGGTCGAGCGTGGCATCGCCATAGGCGAAAATCGGGATGGTATGCGCCGGCGCCAGCTGGCGGATCTTGCACTCGAGCGTGTCGCTGCCCCAAACACGCAGACGCTCACCGGCCACAGACAGGCCGGCCCGAAAGGGAATCACCGTCACATCCGGAGCGTGAATGCGCCAGGCGAAGGCCCAATCGCCGTTGCTCAATACATCGCCTGCGGCGGATCTGCCCGCGCGAAATGGGCGGAACACTTCGATAGTCACGGCGTATCCAAGGGATGCTGCAAGCTGAATGAAGTAATCCGCCGATTGGCCGCCGGTGCTGGTAAGTTTTGCCAGCAACGCGTTGCGCCGCCCCTGCAACGTTTCCTCAAGGGTGCCCGCACATTTGTCGGGAAGACCTGCCACACGCTCCCAGTCAGGGAGCAACTCCAGGGTCGTATTCGGATTCACCTCTTGCGGTAGTGCACTGGCCCGATCATCGACACGCGCAAGCTCGATCGACATCCCATCAAGAAGATCATGCAGTGTGGTACCAGGGTCGCGGGGGAATGCCTGTCCAGGTGGAAGCAGCGCTTTTAGCTGCTCCCTGTATTCAGCAGCTGTCGACATTGCGCCTCCTAGAAGCTGGAGAAAGTAAGGGTGCCCAGAACTGGCATGTGGCCGGTGGCGTGCGCCACGTCAGCAGTGGGTGTCACGATCTGGTTGTTGTTCTCGCCAGCGGCCAGCGACACGGCTTCGCGTAGGCGGCTGATAAGGATCGTCCCACCAGGTGCGGAGTCGCGGTCGATCAGATCCGCCAATTCCGCGCGGACGGCGTTTTGAACGGTTGTAGTGTTCGGGGCGAGCTTGATCGTCAGGTTCAGGGAATCAGCGACTGGCGCTGCGACAAAGACCTCAGCCGTCACCGGCGCACGGGCGTTGATATACGCCTGTACCTCGGCCACCTTGGCCGGTGTTGGAATGATGTCCGGGAGGTCATCACAGACGAACAGAACCGTTACAGTGCCGGCCCCCATCTGACGTGGATACACCCAGACCCGCGTGACGCCGACCACTTCCAAAGCCCACATCTGGTAATCAAAATCTGCACCGCCGTGCGGTGGCTGCTGAATTCGCGCCAGCAGCCTGGCCAAGAGTCGTTGATCCGACTCCGTGTCGACACCGCCCTCGATCTCGGTTGCTGTTGTCCCTGTCGACTGGACGCCAGCGATCGGCGACAACAGGAAAATCGGCAACCCTGAGCCAAAATTACCGGCTTCACCCGCCTCCAGCGCCAGGACCGGGACCACCAATGGCCCGCTGCCGAATACGGCGTCACCGAGCACCTTGTACTGGACGCCGTCTTGGCGCTGCACAATGGTCCCATCGAGAATGGTGGAGCCGGCAGCACCGGAATAGGAAACCTGCCCACTGGCAAAACCGGCAGTCTTCCGAACGACTTTCCAGATGGCAGCCCAGCGTTCGAGATATTCCGTATCAGCGGTGTCGATCACCGATTGTTTGGCGATCCAGTCCAGATGGCCGTACAGCATATGCACAGCGCCAGCTTCGGAATGGCCGATGACCCCGAGCAGCGATCGCCGAAGCACCGCACTGTCGACGCCGGTCACCCGACTGCTGATGTCGGTGATCACACGGTCGATGAGCTCGGTGAGTGTTGGTCGAGCAAATGGCATCAGGAAGGCCTCTTCGCGGCTTGAGCCGCCCATTCGTAATTGAAGCGATAGCGAACCGGCGAACCGGTCGGCCGGAAAATATCGACGAGAATCAGCATCCAGCCTTGGGCAATGAACTCTGCTGTCACCTCAATACGAGTCGCTACCAGGTCATCCACCATCCAGGCCAATGCCTCCCGGCAATACTGCTGAGCGCGCCCAAGGATCTGCGGAAGTTGCTTTTCTCGTGCCAGCAGCCAGAGCAGCGACCCGGTCTGGTCCGACGGCGTCGCATTGCTGATGTCACCCCAGTAGCCACGCAGATCATCCTGCGGCAGCTCCACGGGAAGCTGTTCGGCGCTGGCCCGGCGATCGGTGAAGAGACTGATGATGACTGCCGTCTCCAGGCCGTCATCTCGCGCCAAATCGAAGCCCGACAACACAAGCTCTCCGCCGTTTTCGGTCATTACCATTGCGGCATCGGCCATCAGATCGGCACTCCTGAATTTCCACTACCGGCAGTGACCCCACCGTGCTTATGGGTGCTACCGATGTCCTTACCGTTGTTCTTTATGGTACCGGTGCTGGTGATGTTGCCGATCACTTCGAGGTCGCCCACCAGCTTGATCGTCGGCGCCACCGCTTCCAGGTGCTGAACCGCCGTCACCTTCACCATCTCGCGCAACAACTCGATCTTGTTGCCCAAGTCGTCGTAGATGGCCACCTCACCGGCGAGCAGAGGGATGCGGTACCGGCGGTCATCGACAACCAGGACAATCCCCTGCTCCCGGTTGCCACCCAGAAAAGCGACCGCAACATCACCGCCTTTCGGGTGACTGGTGAAGCCGTAGTTCTGCATGTGCTCAAGGCCATCGCGGAGTTCGTCCTTGAGCAGCTCAACCTGCACCTGTTGCCTGGGGCCGGAATCATTCACGCCCCGAAGCACGCCACGGGAGAACATCATCATTACGCGGCTGCTGATCTCGCGGATCGCTTCCTTCATTTCGGCGAATCCTCTTCCCCAATGGCCTCGGCCCAAATGTTGCGCTGGCCTTTTTTACCGGTCTTCGTTTTTGTCGCTTTCTTCCCATCTGGCGGCTCAGGGTCGAAGGCTTGCGGGCTGACGATCTCAAGCTTGGCCGTGGTTCCGCCTTCGCCGCGCTCGTAGGTGACCTGGCGAATCAGCATCCACCCGTCCATGCGCAGCCATGACGAACGGACGTAGACCAGCATGCCGGGTTCCCACAGCGCTCCGCCCGGGCTTTGCCGCCACCCATAGACTGAAACGCTGGCAGCCGCAGACTTGCCAATTCGGCTGTTCGCCTCCCATGTGGCGCGATCCTGCAGGCTTGCTGTTGTGCCGCCGATCTCGGCGACCAGTAGCATCGGTCGATAACGTTTAATGCCGCTGTCGGTAACGCTGCCTTCGATGTGGGCCTCGGTTTCTCCAGTGCTGTCGGGGCTGTAACTTGCCTGACCTTTCACCTGGTAGTTGCTGAACCGCTGGCTGTGATCAATGGTGCCGCTGGCACTGAGGATGTTTTCGCCCTGGACCAGTGCGGTTGTGGCGCGTCGAACGCCAGCACGGGTAATCAACAACCCGCCAGCACCGTCAGGCATTAACAGCGCCTTGCGCTGCCGGGCGTAGCGCTCGATCGCTTTGAAGCCTGTTTCGCCCTGTTGAAGCTTGCAGACCTGAAACGGCTCACCAACGGCTATATCCGTCTTTACCGTCACGCCGAACGGAGCCGCGAGGATCTGCGCAAACTTGAGCAGGTCGATGTTTTTCCATTCATCCGGCGCGTGCACGGCGCTGCAATCCACCAGGTCGGCAACCTTATCCCGGCCCTGCACGTTGATCGTGTGGTCGTTCGCGCTGTAGGACGGTTTGAAAATATCAACGTAGCCGATCACCATCGGAAAGCCGGCTAACCTGACCTCGCACGCATCACCCGGGAGAATCGGCCAAGGTTCTACTTGTGCCAGCGATCTATTGCCCGCCTCCCATTTTTCGGTGAGCGTTGCCGTGAAGGCCGTGGTTGCCGCATCGATCGCACGGGTGACGCCAAGAGAAGTCCAGCCGGCGTATTTCATACCGTTGACCAGCAGCTCCAAGTCATCCATCTGCGAGTACCTCGAGCTGTTGTCCGCCCATTAAAAACCCTGGGTGTCGCGTTGAATTGCGCGTAGCAATGTCATCGGCGCGTCCGGCGTCGCCGTAGATCTGATAAGCCACCAGCAGAGAAGGCAGCGTTTCTCGCGGTACGTATTGAACGATCCGAGCAAGGTTTTGCTCAGGATTCGGCACGGACTGAACCACACTGGTACGCAAATCAGACAGTGCGATGTACACCTCATCGTTCGGAGTGACTTCGCTTTCGGCGTCTATACGGTCGACCAGATCCTCACGGACCTTGATTGCTGCCTGGTAGCTGTCGTAAACGGTTGGAACTGGGAGTGTTTGGGTAACACCAGGCGCTGTTTGAGTTGCTCCTGTCGTTGCCGGCGCCGCCCCCGCCGCCCCCGTCGCCGCCTGCGTGGAGTTCGCCGTCGTAACCACCGGGGTTTGCGTGACGACCGCAGCCTTGGCGGCCTCGGCTACAGCCACCTGGCGCACCAGTGCATTCATCGCAATTGCATTGGTGGCCTGCTGCTGGCGACTTGGCGTTGCGGTACTGCCCGTATAAGTCGTCGGCGAACGGTCAAACAAACTGGTCAGCATGCTGAAAGCGTTTGTACCAAAAGCTGAACGGACCGAGCCGATCAAACCCGTGATACGGCTGACCATATTCAGTGGCTTCTGGACCAAACCTGAAGCGTCGGATGCAAGCCCGCGCGCTTGCAGGTAAAAGTCAGATGCTGCCTTCAAGTCACCGGAGAAGCTCAAGCCAGGCGCCGCCATGTACTCACCAAGGGCTGCCAGCCCGGACGCAGCAGATTCCGCCACGTAGGCGGGAAATCCTGTGGTTAGGAAGTCAGACACAAAGCTTTTTTCCGCCGCAGCGGTGACGGTGTTGCCCTTGGCGCTGATCGCATTGACGCTATCAACGTTCGCCGATGGGTAGGCCGCCTCCCCTGCCTCCAAAAATGTGAGGGCGATCATGCACTTTCCGCCTTCAGCCGCGGTCTCGCTGATGTTCAGTCCGCGACAAACAACGTTCATTTCCCCGCGATACGGGTGCACCAAAGCACCCGGGCCCGCGACCTCGCAGGCATTGATCAATTCGTCCCGGTTAAGGTGGTAGTCCTTGCCGAGCAGATAACCGATGACCGAAAACTCGCGGGATTTTCGACCCAGGTCTTCGGTGTACGGAGTGTCGCGTTGCGCGGTTTCGTGTACGGCCTGACGCCGACCGTGGCTGCTGTCCGCACTTTCCACAAAAAAGGCCACGCCGCGAAAAGTCGCGGCGCGGTAGGTGTCTCGCCAAGTCATGGAAAACTCCGGTTAGGGGGCCATCATTGAGTAACCGAGGTCCGTGTCGAACGTCGCGCCCTGGCTACCCTCGGTTTTCACCTTGGTGCCTGGCGGCAGGTTGTTCATGTCGACTTGAACCAGCACTTTCTGCGCTGGCTGTTCGACTGCCTGCGCCGCGGTTTGACCAACCTGAGCTGCGCGCTGGCCCAACTCACTGACTGAACGGCGAGGCCCAAGTGCTGCGTTTGGATCCGCGGCCAAGGCCGCGGTGACGTTGGAGGATCCGGGCTCATTGCCCGTAACGTCACCCATCGAGGCACCGTCGATACCCAGCAGTTTCTTCGCCCAATCGGGCAGACCATTTTTTAACGCCGCAACGGCTTCCGAGATTTTCGAGCCGAGGATTGCCCCCAGGTCCCACCCGGTCAGATATTTAATCAGGCCTCCGAAGGACTCCATCATCAACTTGACCGGGTTGTACTCGAGCCAAACCTTCACGATGGCACCGAACTTGGTTCCAAGGATTGCGCTTAGGTCCCAGTCGGTCAGGTATTGGACCAGCCCATTGAACGCCTCCTGCATCAAAGTGACCGGGTTGTATTCGCTCCAAACCTTCACAATGGCGCTGAGCTTGGCCCCAATGATTGCGCCGAGGTCCCAGCCGGTCAGGTATTGGACCAGCCCGTTGAAAGCCTCCATCATCAAGGTGACCGGGTTGTACTCAAGCCAAAGCTTCACAATGCCGTTGATGATGCCGTCGCTGAACGCTGCTTTTACGCCAGCCCACTTCTCAGTGAAGAACGAGACGATGCTGCCCCAATTTCGGTAGATGACAAACGCCGCGGCACCGATCGCGACAACCGCGCCGAGGAACCAGCCGACCGGAGTGAGCGCAATTGCTACGCCCAGGCCCTTCAAGGCGAGTGCCAGGTTCAGAACACTCATCACCAGCCCGCCGCCGATGTACAAACCGATCGCCGCGAAAATCAGACTCGCACCACCGAACGCGTCGCTCAGATCGCCGACAAGATTGATCAGTGGCTTGATTCCACCGTACAGATCACCGATGAAACCCGTGACCTTTTCAATGTTGCCGGGCAGGTTTTCAGCAAAGCTGGTCGCGAATGCCTCGATCTGCGGTCGATATTTGACGATGTTGTCGATCAACTTCGAGCCAAGAATGTTCAGCTGCGGCACCAGCGAGCTGCCGATTGAATTGCCAACCCCACTCAGAGCGGCGTGAAGCGTGTCCAGTGTGTCACCAAAGGTCTCGCCCTCACGCACAGCGCTATCGGAGATGACGATACCCAGGCGACGAGCTTCGTCCGCCATGTCCTTGATGCCCGCGCCACCGCCACGGATCAGTGGCAGCAACTCGGTAGCGCTTTTACCGAAAATCTTCACCGCCGCCTCCGCCTGCAAAGACGGGTCTTTGATCTTGGAGATTCGGTCAACGAACGTATCGAACAAGGCATCGGTACTTTTCAGTTTGCCGGACGAATCTTTAATGCTGATGCCCAATCCTTTGAACATATCCTTCAGGTCTTTCGAGCCTGCCGTTGCCTTACCGACGTTGATCTGCATTTTCTGTAGGGCACCGCCCAAGGTTTCGGCAGAGGAACCGGTCAGCTTCGCCGCAAAGCTCAGCTCCTGGAACCGCTCACGGCTGATGCCCGTGCGCTCGGCGGTGTCGCCGATCGCGCCAGTGGCATCAGCGAACCCCTGGAAGAACAGATTCAAGGCGGCACCGGTGATGCCTAGTGTCGCGCCCAACCCCAAGATTCTCTTCGCACTCGAACTGACGGCAGTGCCTATTCCGCCAATAGCTCCACCAACACCCTTTAGACTGTTCGCGAACACTGGCAGGCCAGTACGATCAAGTGCGCCGGACACACCGGCACTGGCCTGCTTAACCTTGGAGAAAATGCCGCGCAATGGGGCGGTGAGCTTGTCGACAGCCTTGATGACGACGTCTAGGGAGTATCCTTTGTTTGCCATCCGACCCATTCCTCAGTGCGTTCAAGCCACCAATCCAGCTGTTCGAAATCCATTTCCATGACTTCCGTGGGCTGAACGCCCATCACCTTGACGACGACAGTCACTCCTGACTCCCACCCCCGAGGTGCTTCAGTAAAAAATCTCGGGCTTCCTGAATCAGGACCGCCTGATCATCCTCGCTGAGCTCTTCGATCATCGCGGGTGGCTGGCCAACCATCTTGGCCGCCAGGTCAATCAGGGTGGCGAAGTCCATGTCGACGCCACCGCTGCCCTTCCCGTCGGAGGTAATGCGTAGCGCGTGACCACGCAGGTATTTCAACTTCCGGGTGATGGTGACCTCGGTGAACGTTTGCTTGCCGAACTCAGCCGGTTCGATCAACGGGATTACTTTTTCCTTTGCCATCAGCGAACTTCCTCAGCCGAAATGCCTTCGATGCGAAGAGCAATGTTGCCCTCTTCGGTGTTGCCGGTGCCTTCACCGGCGTACCAGCCTTCACGCAACATGATGACCTTGCCGTTCGCCAGCTCCAGCGTGACGGTGGCGTCATCGAGCGTGATCAGGTCCTCGAGATTCAACTCATTGCGGTCGGTGATCTCGCCCTCGATGAAAGGCACCTGCGGCACTTCCTTGTAGCCGTGAACGCGATCACTGCCGATCACGGCTTCTTTCTTCGGCTTGCCAAGGTTGTAGGTGAAGTTGCCCTTGGCGAAATACATGTCGCCGTTGATCTTCAAGGCGATGAGCCCACCGACGCGGTTTTTGCCTGCCATGTCTTATCTCTCCTGGCCGCCGCCGTTACAGGCGGAACTGAATTTTGTTGGCGACGATCCGCAGTTGATTGACCAGGTCCGGCGGCAAGAGCACATCCATCCGGTTCGGGTCGCTGGCATTGCGCTCGGCAATGAGGTTGGCCTTGAAGCCGTCGATGTTCTCGACCAGGCCCAAATCCTCCCACTCGCGGAACTTGGCGATGGCTTCCGCCTTCATCACGACCGGGGTGACTACTGCCTGACCAATGCCGTAACGGGTGCCGTCGTCGGCGAGTTTGTGCCGCGGGTACTTGCGCAGGATGTAGTCGCGCCAGTCGTGGCGGATGTACATCAGGGTGAACAACGTTTCGCTGTCCAGGTAGCTGATATCCGATGCGCCAGCTGCGTTGGTTTTGTAGGTGGTGATCAAGCGCTCGACGAGCATCACGCCATCGGAGCTCACCTTCGTGGTCGCGATGCCGTCGAACAACAGCAGGTTGCGCTCCTGGTTGGTCAGCCGATTGGCAGCTGCCGGTGGCAGGCACCACACGTAAGGCAGGTTCTGAATCGGACGAGCTGGATCAATGGCCGCGTAATACGCAGCGATCGCCATCGTTTCAGCAGCTTTTTCGTAAGTCGGCATCGGCTCGTCGTTGGCCATCGCAATGACCAGGTGCTCATTGTTGTGGGTTCGCCCCAGAGCACTGAGCGTACCCTGCGTACCGCGTGCGGCCGTAAAGGCATGCGCCTCAATTTCACGGCCCCAGGCAAAGCGACTATCCAGTTCTACCTTGAGCTCGGCCAACGTTGCGGCATCGGAATACGCGACGCCCCAGGCGTGGAACCACTCATCACCGATAGCAGCGAGTGCCGTGGCCAGCGAAGGGTTGCTGGTGCCGCCGGCAAGCCCGGTAATGACAAGCGTCACCCCCGCAGGGAGAGCCTGACCGGAGTAGTAATTCACCCGTGCGTTGATGCTGTTGCCAGCTTCGCCTTTATGACGGCAGGTGAGCGTGACCGTGCCGGTAGCGGCCGCAGCGGTAACCGGCATGTCAGCGGCAGCCGTGATTGCCGCGGCGACGGCAGTGGCAATGATCGCGGCAGTGTTGCCGCTGATCACGCCAACGGAGACACGCCGGCCAGCGATCATCAGTTCAATGGTGCCCGACGCGGTGGCGGTACCGGTGAATACCAGGGTACCGGTCGCCGCAACGCCGGCGGCATTATCGACCAATGGCATGACTTGCAGCTCGGTGTAGCTATCAACGGCCAAGGCCGCACGGACCATGCCGGCCAGCATCGAACCCGCACCGAACTGGGTGTCGGCTTGTGCAGCGCTGGTGATACGGATCAAAGCGCCCGCAGGCGCGAGGCCGGCAACGAGCTTTTGCCCGATTAGCAGACGCCGATAAGTCACGGCCTGGGGGCCGCTCACTGCCTGGCTGTTATCAATCTCGCTGTACACGCCTGGCTTGCGCAGGGCGCCGGGGCCCGGGATTGTGTTAAATCCGATGCTCATTGTTTGTCACCCTTGAGTTTCAGGTCCTGCACGGCAGGCTCGACGATTTCAATGTCACCGGCCGCTTCTTTGCGGACCCAGTAACTGTTCATTTCAACCAGCTTGCCTTCCTCGGGCAGGGCCTCATAAGTCACCGGGTCGCGCACCAGGCAGCCGACGGCGGGTTTAACGTGCTGTTGCGTTGTCATGGGTTCAGGTCCTCGATGATCGTTTTGGCACGATCCGCCGGATTGGGTTGCGCGTTAGTCAGGCTGTACTCGGTCGTGACCGTGTTCAGGTCCGGCAAGCTCTGGTTAAACAGGTCATCAGGGTGACGATCGAAGTATTCGGCCTCGAAGATCAGGCGGCAGGCGCCGGTGAGTTGCTCCGACTGATCGAGCAGGACCATGCGAGAACGCACGTATTGCAGGTCGTTCGCGGTGTCGCCAAGGGTGTCGTCCATGAGCAACAAGCGCTCGACCTGCCGGGCCAGCGTATCGAGAGTGTCATCCAGCGCATCGTTGCCTTCGGCGTGGATCTCGACCACCAACTCAACGCGGCGCCGATACTCGCGAGGCGCCTGATTAAAGATCTCGCCCGACTCGTCCATCGTGTAAACGATGATTGCGGGGAGCTCGCTCTGCCATTCATTGGAAATCAACGGCGCCACGCGGCTGGCATAAACGCTAGCCCCGGCATTGGTGGCGCCCAGCAAGACCGCAACGGCCTGCTTGCGGATCAGTTCTCGTGGGTGGGCCATGTTTAAGCCTTACGGAGAAAGAGCGTCACGCCTGCAACACCATCGGCTTGCACGTCGTTGATGGTGTACAGAACGCCCCGAGCCTGGATGCGGTCCCGACTCGTTGGTTTGTTGGGCAAGTCGATCAGGCGAACGCCGAGGATCGGGTTGTTGCTCGATACCGGCGCACCTGTTTCCGGGTCAACGGAGACATGAGCGGTATCAAACACGGCTTGGGCCAGAGGCACACCGGGCGCGGCTCCATCGGTCAACCAGTACACAGCGCCCTCAGGATCGAGGGTCGCTGACGGCTCGCTGAAGGTGCGGATCGAAACGCCGAGCATGCGCTGGGCCATTGAGGCCCAGCCCATTTACACAGGCGCCGGAGCAGATACACCGTTGAGTCGGCAGGCACCGGTCGCGCTCGGGTTGGCCGCTATCTCGGTGGCCATGCCGACCAGCACCAGGCCGGTGGCAGACACGTTGGTCAGCGCTCGGGTGCTGGTGTTCATGAACAGCAGGTCGCCCACTGCCCAGGCTTGTGCGCTGGTCTTGTTCAGGCCAAACACGCCGTCGAGCTTGAGCACCACAGGAGCGCCGGCAACTTCGGTAGTGGCAGCCACACCGATAATGGCGCCGACTTTGTAGAGCTCGCCCGAGGTGGTGCCGCCGGCCGGTGCAGGAACGGTGATGCAGTCACCGTGCTGGATGAAAGTCTTCATGCAAGGTCCCCTTCAGAGACTGAAACTGGAAAACGAAAAAGGCGCCACGCGGCGCCCTTTGGGGTTCAGGTCGAACTGGACGTTTATGCGCCTGGGTTCTTGTACGCGCCGCGGTAATCGATCCAGCCGGCGCCGAACACCAGACGGGCCTTGATTTCCATGCCGTCGACTTCGAAACCTTCGCGGGTTTCGGTGAACACACCCTGCTCGCCTTCGAGGTAGGCGTATTCAAAGGTGTCGACCGCCCCCGGAGCGGCATACAGGTACCACTGGTTACCGTTGATGCGAGCATCCACAATCACGGTCAGCGAGGCGTTGCGGACATCGTTGATGTCGGCGTTCTTCGCTGGCACGTAGTTGGAGCTGGTGAACTGGTATGCCTCCAGCTCCTTGTCTGGCCCGACAACCAGAAACTCGGGGGCCAGGTTGAGAAACTCGCCCGCCTTGCTCTTCTGCTTGCGCATCGCAGCGCGAGCCGCAGCCAGGGTGGTGGTATTGATGGCGCCGCCGCTCCCTGCAACGTTGCCATGGGCCGCGTCGAAGAACGGAGTACCGTCAGTGAAGTTGGGGTTACCGAGCAGAAGTGCCCAGACCACGTTGGACTCAGTCGCAGCAGCCGCATTGCCCAATGCAGCCGGGATGCGAGTGAGCGCTCCGAGGTCATCGTTCACAATGGTTTCCCAGGTGATGGCGATAATCTTACCGAACTTGGCAACCTTGATCGGAGCCCCGTCTTCCGACAGCGTGCCGTACTTGTACTCGCCGTGTTCCTTGACCTGCTCCAGCGCAGCGATGTCGCCCAGCGCGGCGCGAGTCACGGCACGGAAGTCCGGCACAGTGGTCTGGCGGCCCAGCGGACGCCAGGTCTGTGGCGCGTTGGTGTAGGCATCACGCAGGGTACGATTGACGGTGCTGCCCAGCAGCAGAGGGAAGTCGCTGGTGGAGTGCATGCCGGCCGCGCGAACAGCCTGGCGGTCGCAACCCAAGGCTGCGCGAGCCAGTTCCTGCGGGGTCATGCCACGGGCATTACCACCGGACATCTCGACGAACTCACGAGCCATGTCCACCAGGCGCATGCCACGGAACTCCCGGCCGGCATCTTCGAGTTTGATTTTGGCATCGCAACGGTGCAGCAGAGCGTTCTGCATGGCTTCGCGTTTCGCCGTCAGAACGGTCTGGTCTTGTCCGCCAGTCACCACAGTTTGCTGGCTGTTGCGGGTGTTCGGCTGATCCTTTGCCTGGCGCTCAGCGAGCTTGTCGATCAGCGCAGAACTGGCATCGGCAACCGACACGCCGCGCTCGATCAAGTCATCGACAAAGGCTTCGTCATTGAGACTCACCTTGCGAGCCATGGTGCGGATGCTCAAACTGCGTTTACGCTCAGCCTCAGCAGATTCACGGCGCAGGGTTTCGTCGGCCGCGCGTTTCGCTTCTTCCGCCGCGCGCTTCTCTTCTTCGGTCATTGCATCTTCCTCTTGGGTCGTAGGCACGGCGGCCGTTGTTCCGGTTGGCTGGTTTGCCTCCCGAACTTCAAAAATGGTGTTGAAGCGCTGCCCTTTGTATTCGTCGGCAGTCTTGGCGCTGCGGAACTTGCCGCCGTCGTCGAAGCCGATCGGAACCAGTGAAAGCTCCATGGGCTCCCAATCGACGGCGCGATAGGTCGGCAGCTTGTCGTCGGCGCTTTCGGTCACCTCGTATCGGTGCACCGCATAGCCGACGCTGATGTTGCGAAGGATCCCGTCCTGAACGTCGCTGAAGATTTTCTCGACGTCATCGCGCTTACTGAATCGGACCAGGGCACGGCCCTCTGCCCCATCGATCCAGGCCTTCTCCACGACGCCAATCACGTCGTCGAGTTCGTAGGAGTTATGAGCGTTAAGGAATGGGGCGCCGTTGTTGAGGCGATCCAGCCGGACCGCGTCCTCGCTGACCTCCAGTTCTTCCATGTAACTGCCGACATCCCAAGACCAACGGCGCCCCTTTGCGCCAGTGGTCCAGGTCAGCTCGACAGTCCGCGCGTCAACGTCTACCGATCCCGCACGCACGGCGGCGCGCAGGCTGAGCATTGGTGTTTCATGCGTCTTGTTCGTCGTCGCCTGATTCGGAGTTGGCATCGTCTGGTTTCTCTTCTGTGGCAGGTGGCTGGCTCGGAGAACCGGCGGCCGCAACTCGGCGCGGGTCGCAATCCAGCACCAACCCGTACTCGTCGATCATTTCGTTTGCTTTCTGGATTTGCTCGGCGTGGCGTTTTGGGTCCGTGATGCCGAGCTCGCGCAAAGCGTCGGGCCAGGTGGTCAAACCGTTGCGCACGCGGGTGATGACGTTTTCCGTTTCTGCTTTTGGGTCGACCATGTCGCGGCGCGGCGGTACCCAATAGGCCTTGACGTCGTCAGTCACACCACCAGGCAGGAGTACTTGAGCTTCCATGAACCAGCGCCAGACCTGATCGCACAGTTGGGGAATCAACATCCGCCACTGCCAAACGTCCACCCGGCGAGCGAAGTTCAGCCAACCCATTCGCCCGCTCGAAAAGTTGACGCCCTTGAGGTCGCCAGTAAGTAATTCGTATGGAACGCCCAAGCCGACTGCCATCGCGTGCAGCTGTTGCCAGGAGTAGGTCGTGTAGCCGTTGAATGTCGGCGGTGTGCCGAAGCTGACGCTTTCGCCAAAGCCGAGCTCCTGAACGATTCCAGGCTCAACACGATCAATAAGCGCCGGCTTTTTACCGCCCGGCGTACCGCTGTTTTCGTCCTTGGTGACGAACGCTGCGAAGCAAGAGGCAATCTTGGCCTGCTCCATCACCGCATCTTCCATTTCATCGAAGTTGCGCATGCGCTGGATGACTGGTGCCAGCCAGCTGTAACCGCGCGCCTGCCCCGGACGCTTGCGCAGGAAGACGTGAATCACATCTTCGGCCGGGACCCTGCGCGACTGCAGAGAACCCCAGACGGCGTTCGCGCCCGGGTGCTCATCGAACAACCAATACGCAACCCGACGACCAAGAGCGTCGAACTCAACGCCCTGAATGATTCGGTTGAGCCCGACGATGTCCGCCTTCGACTCGTCGAGGAAGTCGGCCTCCAACACCTGAAGCTGTACTGGGACGGGAAGACCGTCGGAGCTGAAGCGCCGACGCCGGCGAACCAGGCACTCACCGCTCTCGGCGACTGCCTCCATGATCATGTGCTGCAGGCCGTAGAAATTATCCAGACCGTCGGCATCACAATCGGTTGTCTCTGCCCAGGCCTTCCACAGATCCATCAACCTCAATCCATCACGATCGCGTTTCGCCAACGGCAGTGGAACGATGCCGGCCCCGACAGCGTTGTCGGCAATCCCGGTGATGCCACGCTCACCGAACGGATTGTTGCGGCGCTGATCGCGGGCCCGGTTGCGAAGCTTGGCCAGTGCTGGAGCGTTCTCAACGTTGGCGTCAGCACCCGTAGCACGCCAACCATCATTACGGCGACCACCAGCGGCGCCTTCAAAACGGCGCTTGATCATGTCCAGCGCCAACTCGGTACGCGCTTTCTTCAACCGCTGTTCTGAACGCTTGGCAGCGAAACCGGGGAAAAGATCATCAATCATCCCCATGTCAGTACCCCTTGGAGAACGAGGCGTACCGACGGCCGCCGTCGTTGCAGGCATTCAGTCCAAGCTCGGTGGCCATCAGCTTGAGGATCCGCATCATCTCGTCGAGTGACCGGTAGGTGACGCTCTTGTCGGCATAGCGGACCGACAACGCCCCTTCGGCGATGGCCGCCTGCAGGGCGTTGTATTGCTCGATCGTGTAGGCCATCAGTTTTTATTCCAGTGAGAGGATTTCTTCCGCGGCCGTTCTTCAGCGTCCGGCTCATTGCCGCCAGTGACAGCAGCAACCAGCAGATCGAGATCAAGACCGAACCGCTGCTGGCAGATGCGCAGCGCGGCGAGCGCGTACACGAAGCAATCGAGCGCCTCGTTTCGGCGGCCGCCACTGTCCCAGCGCATCACGCGCTTGCCTTTTGATATGGCTGCTTTCTTCTTTTCGGAGGTGAGTTGCTTCACTTCCGACTCGTCGCAGATTTTGTCGTCGGCCGGAAGGTGAACTACCCCGGGCTGAGATACGCACGCCTGGGAGGCAGCTGTATTAATGGGAAGTCCCATCCGGCTGTAGAGCAGCTCTTTGGCGTTGTCGGTACCGACCTCGGTGAGGAAGACCTTGTGCACCTTGTTCTTTGTGCGCGGGAAGTTCGCGATCGGCTTGCCGTAGACAGTCGCGCCACGGATTGGAACAACCCAGTGCACGCCGTGCTTGCGGCTTTCGGCATAGACCTCATCCGCATAGTGACCGCCGGCGTCCCATGTCCAGCGCTCCACCTTCATGATGGTGCCGTCCACGCGGGTGAACTGCCGGTGCAACTCAAGGCCAACCTTGCGGCGCAGCTCTTCGCTGGCCGGGTCGCCCATCAAGATGAAACGATGGACCAACCAGGCTTCCTCGCCGGGACCGAACGCCCATACGCGACCCTCGAAACGGTCGTCCTGCGTATCGATACCGCCGACCAGGACCAGACCGAGGGCCGGTACCTGTGGGAAAACTTCGCGGCGGCCGTACAGAACTTCCGAGTCAAGCTTCTCGCCCTGGTCGTCGTCCCACGTTTCGCCGCGGGTCGTGTTGATGAAGGTGATGAGCTTCGACACATCGCCTTTGATCTTCAGCCACTCCTCGGCCAGGCTGAGCCAGGTACTCCAGGTGCTGTAGATCGCCCAGATACTGAAGCTGACCGAGCGTGGCGTGCGGATGATTTCGTCATCCGCGCCAAACCAGTCCATGCCGTCGCGGGTCCAGATACCGGTGTGCTCGCAGATCCACCGACCCGTCTTGGACGCCTCGACCATTTCGTTGTGCCAGATGATGCAAGCCGCGTGTTCGCACACGTACCAGGCTTTCTCGGCCTCACCCAGCGCGTTCTTTTCCCACTTCAGGCCGAACTCGCAATCCTTGCCGCCCCACTTGAGCGTTTGCTCTTGTCGGCAGTGCGGGCAGTCAATGTGAAATTTGAGCAGGTACGGTGACTCTTCGACGGCCTTGGTGATCTGGCAGGAGCCGACACGTTTTGGCGTAGAGCCACGAATCGACTTCGGGTAGATCGCACCGTTGAGTCTCTTGTCGCCCAGCGTGATCGGCGCGCCCTCGCCTTCAACACTTTCGTCAAAGTTCGAGAGCTCGTCGTAGATCACTTCGTCAGCGGATTTCTCACGATAGTTGCGGGAAGCCTTGCCACCCCGAATCCAGAGGGTTCGCCGGTTGGCGAATATCTTCTGATCCAGGGTGTTGTCGCTGTGCTTGCGGCCGAACCAAGGAGCCAGGTCGCCCAGCACAGGAACGTCACGGATCATGCCATTGACGTGGCTTTTGCTGATGTCCTCGGCGTCCGGGTCGGTCGGGCTCCACATCATGACGTTGCGGCGCTTGTGCTGGATCTTGTAGCCGATGTTCGCCATCAACAGCTTGGTGTAACCGATCCGTGCCGACTTGATGAAGTTGACGACGTTGATCAGGTCGTTGCCCATGCTGTTCAGGATCGCAACCTGAAACGGCTCGGTCGTCCACTTGCCTTCGTTGTAGGAGGATTCGGCGGACATGTAGAAATTTGCATCCGCCCATTCGACGGCGGTTTGCGGTGGTTCTTTGTAGAGCGCCTGGAGTCCTAGCTTGATCGACTTACGCAGATCATTCAGCCATGGACTCAACGTACTCATCTAATAATTCCGGAAGTTGCTCACCAAAGCTGGCAGCAATATTTCGAGCAAGCGCAATCTCCCGCTCCACCGACTCGATGATCCGAGGATCAACCTCCGGGTGACGCCGAGTAACGGTCTTGCCGACGGTGTCCAGTTTCGAGCCGATCTGTGCGGCGATTTTGGCTAGTGCAAACGTGGCGAATGGGACCGGCACCAGTTGCTTATCCAGCACCAGGTTCTTCCTCTCCTGGGCGATCCGTTGGGCGGCGGTGAGACCTCGACGCTCTTCGAGCAGCTTGTACTCGATCATCGGATCGACACCTTCGGCTCCCTCACCCGCCGGTTGTTGTTTCCGTTGCGAGTGGTCAACGCGGTTTTCCACCACGTTCTGCACGGTGTAGAACGCCTCTCGACCGATGCGTGCGACAGGCGCAACTCCCCATTTGTCAAAGGCTTGCGGGGAAATCCCGAGGCTCGAAGCCATCTCGGATTTGTTCAACCACCCGCGCTGTTTGGTTGTTTCGTTTTTGGCCATGATTAAACAACAACCAACCTCTGAAAAAAGGTCATACATATTTGATGGGCGGGGCCCGAATTACCCGCAAGGGGCTGGGGGCCCGGGAAGGACCCAAAGGGGGGGTACCCCCTGCCCTGACCGTCAGCCCCGGGCTGTGGACAGTGCCTGATCCATCGCGCTGGCGAATTCCCTTGCTCGATTCGCCTTAACGATGTTGTCTGCGATCTTGTAGAACGGAACGATTACCCGATACCCAGGCTCGCCATCACTGAAGATGAAGACAGGGCGAACGGCATCACCGAACGCGGACTTCTTCCTCTCCCAGATGCCTTGGGTTCCGTCGACATCACCTGCGAAATACCTTTCGGCATTGCCCTTGCGCTTACTTCGCTTGCTGTTCGTGGCGTTGGCCTGCACACCACTCACCGTCTCGGCCGCACTCAGCCCCGACAGAATCTTCATGATCGTGCCGCGAGGGACGTTACCAAACTGATTGAGTGCAGACTCTGCCGGGATCGCGTACTGCCCCGGTTTCATGATACCGCGAGCAATAAGCGCTTTCTCGAACCGCTTATGGGGTCGGCGACCACCCTTCACCGGCTGCTGAAGATACGTATCGGCGGGAACGCCTGATGTCCACGCATCCTTGAAGAACGCACGTGCCTCAGGGTTGCCCTTCTTGGCGACCTTCACATAAAGGCTATTCATGGTGGTCGCGGTCGGTCTATCCAACCGCTCCCGCATCACAGCAAGCTCGCCTTGCTTCACCAGCATGGCCAATCGTGTAGCCATGAGCGCCAATGCGAACGGAAGATGTTTGCTACCCAATGTACGCAAGGCCTTCGAAAGCTCCTCCACGTTGGCCCGGGCGTCGATTCTGACCACGCTTCACCTCATCCATTAGCCTTTATGGTGGTCGTCAGGCGCATGCCCCTTATGGCAGCCCAAGCAGTGTTCGCAATGAAGCGTTCGGCAGAGCCAGGCTTTGACCCGCTGCCACCAGATGACCATGAATACGTGCCGAACCCCCGCCAATGCTAGCGACACATGCAGCGTCAAACCAGCAGTGGTCGGGCCAATAAAAATGTTCTGAGTGCGCGTCATAACCACGAAACCGCTGATGGCGATCGCGGAGTAGATCAGCTTCCCAACGATGCCATCCCTGACCTTTCCGCTCAGCACACACCAGGTTGCCCACAGCGCTATCAGTCCGCAGGCAATGGAACTGATCAATTCGTAGTTCATGGTGGATTACCTCCGCCGAACCTCTGGCGGATGATCGCCCAGAGATCCGCGGCTTTGATGGCGCGATTTATCGCTGCCAGAAGGGAGCCGCCGAAGGTGCCAAGTAAAAAACCGATGCCGGCGACGATGCTCGGCTCAGTCACACCGAGGTATGCGCTGACCATGCCTGTCAGGTACAGAGAGCAAGCCACTCCAGTGACCAGGAATATTGCCCAGGCTCGCCAATCAGTGAGGTCGTCCTTGTGCCACCAACTCGCGACGATGGCACCAATCAAGCCAGCGATAAGCCATTCAGCTTTGTCGAACAGGCGGTGCAGAAGATCCATGCGCTCGACTCCGACTGCATGACAGGGTTTGAATCGGCCCCAACAGCACTCCCAGCTCGGAGCAATGGGTGTGGTGGAGCCGAAAACGAAAAAGCCCCGGCGAACGCCGAGGCTGTATGATTTTTAAAGCAAAAAGCTCGCGCATGGCGCGCCTTGGCTACGTGATATCGTCGCCTCTCATTCTCAACCCGCAAGGAAGAAGCTATGAAACAACGGCAACAGCAAACAGACGCTTTCAAAGTCCAAACCGATTCGGGAAAGATCTACGGCATAGCTGAGTTCACACACCAGATCTACCAAGAATTCTTGAACCCTGCTGACAATGGTTGGGCCGATGGAATGAAGCAATACAGGGTAGCTGGTGGTGGTAACGCAAACAGAAAAAGCAGCACAGAGTACGAAATTGTCGCCACCGGAGAAATCGCGATCCGTATCTGAGTTAATGACTCAGAAATGAAAGAGCCCGCAATTGCGGGCTCTCAATGCACTAAAAGTATGCGGGCTAAACGCCTGAAATTATCATTTTAATTTTTCGTTCGTGAGCAGAAGGAGTAAACAAGAAAGAAAAACCCCTCTGATTCATTTCCATCACTCGGGCGTCTATATCACCAATGAACTGAATATTAGTAATTTCGTTAACCATAAACATTGGGAGCGTCAGGCTTTTTTCACCGTGCCCCGCTGGAATAGTTGCAGAAAGCTTCTGAATGATAACGCCGTTCCTGTAAAGCTTGTACGAGCCAGTAGCATTCTCACCAGACTCAAGAATGGGTTCTATTTTGGTAGCATCTCGCTTTTTATTTGTTGCGGAGTCAACCGGAGGATCATTTTTCGGATTTTTTGCACGATGCCAAGCTGATAGCGACATTTCACCCAAAGTGACTTCCGTGTCACCGTGTTTTATGGATCGAATATTATTGATTATTCTTATCAATGGTCGATACATGACCAATAAAACCACAAGTGCCACAAATGGCCATGAAATATTCCCACTTAGAGCAGCAATGAATTCAAGGCTAGTCAACTGTCGATCCTTGCAGTGAAATTAAAATGCCGAGCTCCCCAAGCAATTAAAAGCCTAATTCTATGTTTTGGCTTTGCTCGCGTAAAAACCCCAAAGTAACTGAAATCTATATATCAGCCCCGGCCCTGTCAAGCAGCCTCTCGACGAATATCCAAAGCCCCATCAATCCATGCGATGCCGGCCTTCCAAAGCTGCCTGGTCTTCTCTCCGCCGTAACCCAATTTCTTGCCCACGTCGACCAGGGCCTTATCGCGAGCGGTGTAGTACTTCATCAGCACGTTGCCGCATTCGGGATAGCGCTTGAGCAGCCGCCCCATCAAGCCATCGATCATCAACGCGTCATCGTCAGTGATCATTGGCGTGTGCAGTGTGTTTTCGCGGGATGCGCAACAAGACACGCCTGAGCCCAGCACCACCCAGCGGCCCCAATGCTCCAGTAGGTCTTCCGAAGTGCGCTCGGTGAAGCTTTTTGTTCTCGCCACAATTCAATCCCCCTTAAAAGACGAGCGGCCAACGCCGCGACTGTTGCTCCGCTGGTATTGCTCGACAATATCGTTCGCCGTCGGAGCCAAGGTTGCGAGGTGCCGCTCCCGGCGCAGCAGCATGCCCAACTGCACCACCAACTCCTCCACTGGCAATGGCTCCAGCGTCATGGCGTGCACCTGGCCGGAGGCGTGACAACCGATGCAATCCAGCTGATGAAACACGCCTTGGATGATTCCCTTTCCGGCGCACGACGGGCAGTCGGTGAGTGGGATCAGGCAACGCACAAGGGCGGGGCCATGCTGCTTTTTCATCATTTTTAAACCTCGCCTATGGTTGATTCTTGAAAAGGCTCGCAAGCCTTGTATTCCGTGGCCTCTGGAGAATTCCCAGAATCTCCGAATCTAAAGCCGGTCAATCCGTGAATCAGGGCAAAACCCTTCTGGTCTAGATGCGCGTGCCACTGTTCCAATGCATCACGCTTGCGGTTCATCACGTCGGACTGGATGTACACCAGCACGTTGTGGCCCATGGCGTGGTTGATCAGCATCTCGCCGATTAGGTGGTCGATGCCGATGTCTGCCCACGTGGTCCGGGCAACCTTGCGCAGGTCGTGACTGGTCCACTCGCCCTGCCCCAACCGAGTGAACACGGCACTGGCCTGCCCTTCGCTCAACGCCTTCCCATTGCGTGAAGGAAAGAGAAACTGGCCGTCGTAGCCTCGCGCGTATTGACCTTCGCGGTACTGGATCAGCAGCTCGCACGCCTGTTCGGTCAGCGGCAGGTGATGCTCGACACCGGTCTTGGTGTGCTCTGCCGGGATGAACCACTCACGTTCGGCCAGGCTGATATGCGACCAGCGCGCCTGACGGGTTTCACCGATGCGCGAGCCGTGGCAGAGCATCATCAGCGCGAGCATGGCGTCCAAGGGATCGGACTTGGTGACCTCGGCCAGCTGCACCAGCAGGGCTTGCAGTTGAACGCCACGCAGGCGAGACGGCTTGATCCCTACCTTCGCCTTGGAGAAATCCTTGAATTTCACCTCCGCCATTGGGTTGGCTGAGATGTGCCCTAATTTGAACGCTTGGCGGAATGCCAGCGCCAGCAGTTGAAACGCCGAGCGCACGTAGTCAATGCCGATTTTTTCCTGCAGCGGCCACATGAGCTCAGTGTCGAGGGTGGCCTTGATGATGTCAGTGATTGGCACACTGCCTAGGCACGGGATCAGGTGGCACTTAATCAGCGATGCACCGGTCTTCTTGCGCTTGGTCGAAAGACTGCGGTCACGGGACATGCGCTCGGCGTACCAGTCCAGCAACTCGCGTGTGGTGACCCACTTCGACAGATTCGAACCGGTCCCGGCCTCCAGGCGCAGGCGGATCGCCGGCAATGCCGCGACGACCTGCTTCGCATTGAGATCCGGAAAGGTGCCGATACGATTCCACTCCCCCTTCCGCACCAGGTACCACGAAGCGCGGGCGCGATCACGATTGAAGCGCAGGTACAGGCCGCGATTCTCGATGTCGCGCAGGTCCCGGACATCGCCGGCAGCCTGCCGTTTGATTTCGGCATCGCTGATCTTCACGGCAGCACTGGTCATGCGGCCACCACGGTAGGAGCCATGCGGAGGTAGGCGCGGATCTGCTCTACCGTGTCGAAGTGCCCGCGACACACTACCGCCAGATAACCCTGGTCATTGAGCTTGCGAATGCGTTCATGCTGGCTGGACGAAATCGCGGCGTCGTTAGGCGGTGTCGCCTTGAATTCGATGTACAGGCCAAAGAACCCGCCACGAGCCATTGGCAGGACTAGATCGGGGATGCCGGCCTTTACGCCCTGGGCCTTCAACTTCGCGGCGACCGCCTTGACGCGATGACCTCCGTTCGGGACATGAAAGATCAGGTCGGCGACTTCCGGCATGCGGGCACGAAGCTCAGCCATCAATGCCGCTTGCTCCAGGCCTTCACGGTCGACTGGCTTGGCGCGCGTCGACTTCGGCTTGAACTGCTTCATGGCAACCGGCGTCATTCGCGATTACCTCGCGCGATTCGGGCACGGCGTTCGAGACGGCGGATGCCCCACCAAAGGCCGACGGCGACGACCGTCATGAAAGCGATGTACAGATGAAGCAGCATGTCGTTCATGCCTTCTCTCCTGTGGTGATGTCGATTACTTCGAAAGTGCTCGGCCACATCAGGCCGCCGAACTTCACGGCGGCAGAGCGATGCTCGAACAG